GTAATATTCTGCTACCTTTCTATTCTTTATTGCTATGTCGTCACCGATCATGAAGTAATCATCGGGTTCTGCATATCTTTTCAGAACTTGGTGGTAACAGAAGTTGATAATGACATGGTGCGCCAGACTGAACGCTGCCCATGAGCTCAAAAAGCCCATAGGTTGTCCAACTGCGTACTTAACAATTTGATCTCTATAACTGAACTCACGTGAAGTCAAGAGGTCACCCCAATCATACACCATGGGGCCCAACAGAGGACTAAGTACACTCTGCTGGACCCATAGTGGAAATCTATCTGTCGCGGCCGTAAGGTCTAGACAGTATAGACCATGAGTGGATGTTGCTCGTTTGGCTCTAAGCGATAATAAGCCATGACTAAACGCTCCATCATTTGCAAAGCTCTTTAAGCAGTGCATGAGATAATTGTGTATTGGTTTTAGAACACTTTGTGACCAGATATCCGGGATACAGATTGCACGAGTTTTACCGCCACCCTCACTTATGAGGTGTATTCGGCCAACAGACTTGGAGTAATCTCCTTGAATCTCGTCTATTGGGGAAACAGACTCATTGAAAATTGTGTTGAACAGAGTAGCAAGTTCGGCACTGTATACCTGGTATGATAACTTAGTTATCAGCCTGTGTATGCCTTTGGATCTCAAGTTGTAGGCATCTTGAATAGATGTAACTCCCATTGATCGAGGGCCTGAGGCCCCAGCTTTAGTAGTTGCATAAAACGGGTGTAAACCAGCGAATTTGTCGTCGTTTGTAAACATGGATAAATTCAGTTTCCTGAACAGTCCTGTAGCAAATTCCTGCAAATTAGCAAAGTTTATAGTTTCACACGTAGATGTAGAGCTACTGGTGATTGTGGATAAATCCTCATCAACTTTAGAATGAATTAACCTGTAATAACCAAAAGCGGTTAAGATCAACCTTCTATATCGAGCACTAGAGGAGAACCTGATAGTGGAAATTCGAAGGAAACGTGGGAATCCCTCAGCGTTTGTCCTAGTCTTCATGATAGAATAGGCGTTGAAGTCTTCCTTTGTTTCTCCAAGAATTCTCATTTTCATGTAATTCTCTAAGCTTTTGTGTATTTTAATGGCATGAGAAAGCCCATTATGCTTCCACAGATGATGGAAATTCTTCACTATTAAAACCGCAGTACGTGCAACGTGAAAGTTTTGTTCTGAGATAGTAACTAAGTTACTAAGGAAGTGCAAATTTTCTGCGTCGAAATTAAACAGAAGAGTTAAATCTTTTATGGGAATTATATATTTTTTATATTTAATTTTCATCTTGGGTTTAATTTTCTTCTTTCA